TTACCTTTTTTCTGAACCCAGAAACAGTATTGCCGATTCAAAGAAACTAGAAAGAACTTATCAGCAGTTTCCTGTTCAATTTCGCAAGAATGAAAACTATCCATAATGTTACAAAAACGATTCTTTGCTTTTGAACTCTTCGGAGTTACGTTAATAAACTTCTTTTTAATTGCAGTCATACCAGTTTTGAATCTCCTGTAAGTTTAGATGTTTTTGAATGAACTGTGGGAAGTTGTGTGCCAGTTAGTCAATTGGCAACTTTGCTACACTCTTTCCTTTACGATGCCTTTCAATAAAGTTCCTTGCAGATTTTTCATTGCGACAGAGTTTAATTTGCTGCCCCTTATGTATGATCATAAGTTGCGTGCTATCTACACCAAAGGGAACAGCAGCATATACATCTGGATCCTCCCATTTGCCAACGATAAATCCATTTTCCATAAAATCCTCCTTTTTATTGGGGCGCAGGTGCCATAGGGCGTTTCAGGCGAAATTTCAAGTTTTTTGGGTTTTTGCTCTAGTGGTGGCCTGGGTTCTCAGTGGGACTCAGGCAAGACCCCCGAAGGGGTCCTGCCCAAAGCGGATCAGCGGCGCACCACAGAATCCAGCATTTCACCGCGCTCAAACACAGTGTCAACAACGTTCTGCAATGCTCGCTCGGTAGAAACACCAACCTGAGAGTAAACAGGAACAACACAGAGACCAAACTTCTTGGTATCGCTACCCAAACGCAGCACACGTCCGATGGTCTGAGTCATCTCAATCACATCCATATTGCGAAGGAAAATAACAGTTTCCAGTTCACTCACGTTGATACCCTCAGAGAGAATAGAACGGTGAAGAACAACAAAGTGCTTGTTAGGATCCTTACCCCAAGCGTTGAGAGTGTTGAAGAACTCTTCGCGGTTCACTTTCTTGCCATCAATCACAGCACCAGTTTTGCTGGTGATGTAGAGGTAAGAGTAACCACGTTGATGCAATTCAGAAGCAAAATCAGTGAATCCCATCAGATTAATGAGTTGCTTGCTTGTCTTAACACAAACAAGAATCTTCTTGGTCTGAGTGTCATCAATGGTTTCCAGCACGTTAGCACAATCAATGTTAGGATTGATCTGCTTTGCCTTATGCATATCAAACTTCTTTGCCTGAATCTTAGGAGGAATGATGTAACCACCCTCTACCAGTTCAGGAGCAGAAACACGGCAAATAATGTCACCATAAACCTCAACATCGTTCATACCAGGTTTGTTGATAGTGACAGAAGTCTTGCGGGTTGCAGTAAAGAAGTAGCAACGTTCTGCATCGCCAGAGAAGAACTCTGTAGGAGCAAAGAAGTTACGTTTTACAGAATTGTGTGCTTCATCAAAGTAAATGGTGTTCACTTCGATGTCTGCTTGACGCAAACGATCAAGAGAGTTGTAGGTCGTAAAGATAATGCAAGCATCACCAGCAGTGCGAGCAACGTTAGCAAACATATGAATTTGCTTGGGGTTGGTGCTGCTGAAGTGAGAAGTTTCACCACTGTGAGCGTGCATTACGTGCACATTCTTGGTGTCGATAACCTCAAGAAATTCGCTACAGAGTTGCTCTGCAAGCAGAATGCGAGGGCAAACAACAACAATGGTGGTAGCACCAATGTTGTCAATCTGTGCCTTAGCATCAGTAATCATTGTGAGAGTCTTGCCTGCACCAGTAGGCATAATCAACTGCCCCTTCATATGGGCAACCATTGCATCAACACCGCGTTGCTGGTGGGGGCGAAGGGTCAGGGTCATCAACGAATCAATTTCAATACATACATAATAACCCCCCTGACCGCGAAAGTCAAGGGGGTTGTGCAGGTTATTCAGCTGTCACACTACCTTCTCACCACTCGGGTTGATGTGAACGATAGTTCATCAGATAAGTTAGACAATCATCTGCTTTTTTAAGTTCCTTTTCTTTCTGATACCTGTCAGAATGATACACACTCAAACGGTCAACTTCTTTGAGAAGATTGAGTCGAAAGAAAGTGAACTCATCATCAGCAAACAGTGTGCGAGGATCTTGTCTTTTCATTGTTGAGTGATAGATTGAAAGTTGCAATAAACCGAACTTTAATCAGACAGCAAGTGCACCGCTGGGAATCTCAACAACCTCAGGCAGTTTGCTATCATCAAACTGGTGCATATCATATGCTACCCATTCACCATTGCGGAAGACATATGCAAACTCTTCGCTGTTATCGGGCAGCAAATACTCTGCAAGGTCAGCATCAAGGCGTGGAGGGCAATCTTCACCACGTTGAGAATAGTATTGAGGACCATATTCTTCAATCTCAACATTTTCAGTCACATATTTTGCCACTTGCTTACCAGTCCAACGATCTTTTGTCCAGCAGCAGGACATATCACCACCATCAATCAGTTCGGATACTTTATCCTTGGTGTTGTAATGTGTGGTAAGAATACGACCCAACCACTCAGGATAACCATCCCAATGGTGATAAGAAGAAAGAATAGAACCGTCTTTCAGTTCGATGCCGATGCGGGAACGGGTTGCCATCAGTGGTTTTCTTGAGTACCTTGTTATTATAGGGCAGAGATGGGGCAGAGTCGGGGGCAGAGTGGACAGTTCTCCGATTGGCACATTATCAATTAATTGTAACCAATCTTGGAGAACTTTCACCAATTAACTTATATGCTGCCCAAGAATTATCACTAAAAACGTATGCATAGTGGACACTATTATCTGATGCATATGTAAGGTATTCATTTAAATCTTGATGAGTCTGAGGAGGGAGATCAAAACCAATATTTGAGTAGTAATCTGGACCAAACTCATCAACAAATAATGGATCAGAATTAAGAACCGATCTTTTAGTAGTCCAACAAGAAAACATATCACCACCACTAATTAAATTTGATACCTTTTCTTCAGTATCATAGTGTGATTCTAAGTTGCGACCCAATGCAACAATTTGTCCTAAGTGCTTATGAAAAGATGACTGAATTGTTCCATCGGAAAGTTGTATTCCAATTCTACTAGGGACCATAAGAAAACCCAAATTAAGTATTGATTATTTAGATTTAGTTATGGAAACATTGAATCACTAACGTTTAAATCCAGCAAAATATAAATCTTGAGGAGAAATATTTCTAGATTCAAATTGGTAGATTGAGAAATGTTTATTAAAATCTATCACTTCCATAAAATCAATTATACCAAGATTTTTATAATAATCCCATTTCAAATCAACAGTTAAAGGTGAACAATTTGGGGTGCTTCTAGTAGTTCCATGCTCTGGTCTACCATAAGTTGCACAAGTAAAAAGAACTAGTCCAGAACTTTTACACATACGAATCATATTTTGAAATGTTTCCAACCAAGACGGATTGTGCTCAAAACATTCTGCAGAAATGACAACATGATATGTATTATCTGGAGCATTATAAAGTTGTCCAGGACAAACTATATCAACTCCAGGACCTTCTCCCACATCAATACCAGTATAATGACAATATTCAAATAACATTCGAACACTTCCATTAATGTTTAAACTTCCTATCTCTAGGACTTTTTTGTTTTTAAAGTAATCTGGATATTGATTTTTTATTTTTGATAAAAAGTTAAACTGCTCTTGATGTGCCATTCATTATGGAAACATTGGATAATTATTTGGTGGTTTTGGCGGACCAGAGCGATCAAATTTTGATAATTGATACCCCTCTTTCAATGCTTGATTGATAATGTTGTCGTAAGAATGAGAGCGCAAAGGAATATTCCTGTGAAGAAGAAAGTCTTCACAATCTTCTGCCAGGAGTTCTTTTTGCTCGTGAGTAAGTGTTTCTAAATCAAGCATCATTCGTAATCAAAAGTGACATTTTCTTCTGGAAAATCAGATTCAATCTTTTCAATCATTTCTTCCAAATCATATTCTTCAAATTCGATCATTGCAAGCAGTTTACGGTCAAGCATAACTTCTTCAGTGGTAGACATCAATTCGAAAACAGACATTTTGATTGGGGGAATGAAGTTTCTTACTAATAATTTAGCATAGAAACAAAATTAAATCAAGTGAGATTTTTGCCTTTTAATTTCACACTTAATTGAAATCAACTTTGAATACAAATAATTTTCATATTCATTTTCTTTAAGCAATTCAACCAGATTATCAATTTGAATTTCTGCTAGTATGAGTTTTGTTAATTCGTTCATAGTAATCTTTGAGGAATTGCTTTTCAATGTTGTCTAGATGATTAAACTTTTTGGAGAATAAAGCAAAGAATGCCCATCCAACTCCAGCACTAATGATTAAAAAATAAATCAACATTCATCCATAGGAAGATGATCCGATTTTTCTTCAGTTTTCTTTTGAGTTACACGAATGTTATAAGGAGAATTGAAAAATCGACGGAAAGCAACCACAACAATGAGTAGCGCCGAAGTAACTCCAACAAGACCAAGGAAGGTGGTAGCATCACCAGTAAAAGTGTAGGTGTCAGGTGTCATTTTGCGTA